CAACACCACAGGACAGAAGGCCAGCGTGGACACTCCTTGGGAGAACACATCCTTTGTGATTCATATGCCCAAGGGCCTAGCCAGTAAGCTAGGCGGTATGACAGATGTCCCTATCGATGCAAAGACTCTTATCAGTCCCACATACATCGATGCTGTGGGTAATCCGGGCTTCGGCCCTCTGGTGACTGTTCCAATGAACCAGATCGTCAAGGATCATCCTACGCTGATGAACGATGCTATCGTTCGCGGCATGCTGAACAACATGGTGGACAAGAACAGTCTCAACCAGATCATGCCATCTGGTGCACGTGATATGGCTTCGCTGTCTCACCTTCTGATGGGTGATCCGAATGATGCACCCAAGTATGCTACGAATGTCTGGTCCATCTATCAGGAACAGTACTACGATTACCTGAATGGTCAGCGTTCGGCACCCCCTAACTGGGGTGATGTTCAGACACAGGCTAAGTACCTGACAGTGATGGACATGTTTGTGAATCGTCTGTCTCCACTGGGCTTCAAGCCAGCACCAGCACATGAATTCCTTGTAGACGAATACCGTCGAATGCAGGCAGCAGACCCCAAGAATGCTCGTCAGAACTTCTATGACAAGTATGGTGCTGCTGGCATGATGTTCACGCAGTCTCTGTCTACCGATCCAACAGGCATCACAGCGACCGTAGGGGCCTCTGTGGCAGCCAAGAAGTACGCTAGCCTACTGAAGGACTTCCCAGAGCTGGGAGCCGTCGTGGTTGGTCCTGAGGGCAACGGCAACTTCGATGATATGGCCTACCAGTGGCAGGTGGCTAACGGCCTCCGCAAGAGGCTGACTCCGGAAGAGGCAGCCAAGCAGGTTAAGATCAATACTGGGTGGGCTGAGTATGGTAGGGCTCGTGCTGCTATCGATGCTCAAGTTCAGGCTCGTAAGGCGAGTTCTATCAACGACATTCGTGTTCGTGACCTGAAGGACCAGTTGAAGCAGTTTGTGGGAACCTTTGGTGATCCAAATAACAACAACTACAACCCTGAGTTCTATGCCGAGTACGGTTCGTTCAACCAGAACGCCTACCAGAACCGTATCAGCGCTTTGCTGAAGATTGCTCAGGATCCAGCTCTACTGGCAAATCCTCTGCGCAGCGACATCCGTTCAGTGCAGGCCTATTCTCAGATCCGTGATCAGTACTACGCGGAGCTACAGAAGCGACCAGCCAAGTCCATGACTGCGACTGCGAACATGGATATCGCAAAGCGATATGACAGGGATGTGGCACAGCTCATGCAGGATGACACAAAGTTCGCACAGATCTATGATCGCTATCTCTCTAAGGACGATTGGAAGGAGCCAGTCTAATGGCTAACACTCCCAAGTCCGCCAGCGGCGGGACCGGAAATAGCACGCCTGATTTTGGTTCTGCTGACCCTACCGGTCCTGCCGATCCTGGAAACATCAACGCACCAGCCAACCCGAATCCTCAGATTCCCAGCACGGTTCACATTGATTCGAATACCCAAGTCCACTACATTCAGGTGGTCGTGGGCGGCAAGCTCATCAATATTCCTCTGAATACACAGCTTACAGAGGACACGGTTCTAGAGCAGCCTGGCACGGGTGAGAGCTTCATTGATATGCTGGCTGGCCAGCAGCATGCTGGACCGCCTCTGGTAAGCAATCAGCCTACCGGCTTCAATGAGCTTCCAGTTCCTGGAAAGAACAAGAACAAGACTTCTGGAACTCCGCTGGTTAATCCTCCGGACACAGTTCTCAGTAAGATCAACTCTATTCAGGACTGGTACAAGAATACTGGTACTCGCCAGCAGATCATCGATCAGATGTATCAGGCTGGTCTTATCACCTCCAAGAAGGCTCCCTCTATTGAGGAAGTCACTGTAGCTTGGGGTTTGGTTGTTCAGGAAGCAGCCCTTCAGTCTAAGGGCGTAGGAAGTGTGGGACTTGTAAGTCCCGAAGAGCTACTCGCTAGGGCAGCTCAGAATGGTTGGAATAGCCTAAAGGCCAACCTTTCACCAGCAGATGCTGGCGCTCATGGCACAGGAAACATCGATAACAGCACTGAGACAAACTCTCAGTCGCAGACTATTTATAAGTCGTATATTGACCCCGCTACTGCGATGGGTACGCTTGCAGACTCTTACTACCGTCTGATGGGCCGAAACCCAACGTCTCAGGAGTATCAGGCGTTCCTGAATACCGTTTACGGTTACCAGGACCAGGAAAACACCGGCAAGTTCGAGACCAAGACTAGTGGTCCGAATGTGGGCAATATCGATCCTTCTACAGGTCAGCCGGTGGACTCGTCTGGATCTACCAGTGGTACATCTACTCAGACCAACGTTGTCTCTCAGCGCGGTATTGGCACTCGTGGCGTGCAGTTCCTTGCCGGACAGCAGGCCATTGCCAGCCCCGAAGAGGGAGCTTACCAGGCAGCTACAACTTACTTCAACGCCTTCGTCAAGGCTCTGTCCGGACCAGCCGCAGGTATGCAGGCATCTGGGCCTACCACTACCGTCCCGTAGCCCTGAGGCTGCGCCTACGGTTGTGCCGAGTAAGCCGGTTGAAGCCCCTAAGCCTACAAAGGTTCCAGTAGTAGCGGCTCCGCCGAAGCCGACTTCTAAGCCGACACATCATGAACAGCCTAAGGAAGCCAAGTCTATGCCTGGAGTAACAGGACAGCAGGTTGTTGAATACCTCATGCAGTTTGTTGGTCAGCCCTATGTGTGGGGTGGACAGGCACCAGGAGGATTCGACTGTTCCGGGCTGATGTGGTATGGCATGCAACACTTCGGGATCAATATTCCCCGAACTTCTAATGCTCAGATCGCTGCACTGCGAAGTATCCCAACAGATCAGGCACAGATCGGCGATCTGGTTTTCTTCGACAGCGACAACAACGGTCGCAGCGACCATGTGGGTATGTATGCCGGTAACGGCAATGTCCTTGTGGCAGACAACCCCAGCGTCCCGATCCATATTGTCAACGTTAGTTCCGAAGCAAGGATCACCGGTGTTGGTCGAGCACCAGGAGTGATCAATGAATCCACTTGGGATGGTGGCTTGGTTCACGCCAGCAAGGCTGGCAACACCACTATCCATGGTGCTGATATAAACGCACTCATCCCGAGTGCCCGTCCAGTGCTGGACCTGTTCAGCCCGCTGGGCATGGTTTCGCCCAACTCTGCCACACTCAACGAGAACTATGGCCTGGCAGCCTCCTTCATGGAGTCTGACCCAGAGCTGGCAGATCTTTACAGTCAGGCTGTGGCTGGGACGTGGAGCACAGATAAGTTCCAGGCTGCTCTACAGGAGACACAGTGGTGGCTCAACAACTCCGATACTGCCCGTAAGATGCAGGTGGAGAAGCAAACCAACCCTGCCCAGTATCAGCAGGACATCAACAACAAGGTGATTGAACTCAATGATCTCGCTAGCAAGCTAGGTGTACATCTGTCTGCCAACGGCATGCAGACTCTGGCATCCATGTCTCTGGTCATGAATCTTAACGATACCCAGATCAACACGTATATGTCCAAGTATCTTGAGCTGTCCCAGCAGGGACACTTCAGCGGCTATGCCGGTCAGGTAGAGCTTGGTGTCCGTGAGTATGCCCGAGAGATGGGTGTTCCTCTCACTGACGATTACGTGAAGAATGCTGTCACCGGTATTGTTGCCGGATCTGACTCGCTACAAGCGCGACGTGCTGATATTCAGACTATCGCAGAAAACACCTTTCCCGCGTATGCGGATCAGATTAAGGAAGGCGTGACCGTAGGACAGATCGCAGCACCCTATTTGGCTACGCAGGCTAAGCTGTGGGAGCAGGACCCCAACAAGATTGACCTGTTCGATCCTACACTTCGTGCTGCTCTACAGAGCACTACGGCAACAGATGAGAAGAATGCTATTCCTACGCAGCTTCCGCTGTATGACTTCGAAAAGCAATTGAGGAGTAACCCCAAGTGGCTGAGCACGAAGAATGCTCGGGAGTCCATGACCACTACGGCGAACCAGGTTTTGTCAGATATGGGTCTTACTGCGCAAAGTGTTGGGAGTGCCCCCCAGAGCAGGCCTGCCGAAATCACGGACAACACACGAGCCAATTTTGGATCGCTGAGTGGTTCGACCAGCTTCCCGACTCTTCAGGGACAGCAGTTCCAGAGCCCCCCTGCTGAGCCTACAGCAGCATCACTTGCTCCGAATACTAGTTTTAAGGTGAGCTAATGGTCAACGTTCCACAGCAGTTTGTGCCCTGGGTTGACATGGCTGCCAACCAGCTTGGTATTCCCAGGGCTGTTGTGGCTGCTCAGATTGCTCAAGAGTCTGGGTTCGACAACGAGTCCGTGGGACATTACGGTGAACGTGGAATCGTCCAGTTCCTGCCATCGACTTGGGCTGAATATGGCAGTGGAGATCCTACCAACTTCCAGAACCAGCTTGAAGCTTATGTGAAGTTCATGAAGCACCTTCTAGATCTAGAAGGTGGGAATATTCAGATGGCCCTGGCCGCCTACAATGGCGGTCCAGGAAACCCGCAAGCTGGCATGGGCTACGCCAACACCATCCTCAGCAACGCAGGCTTGCCTAATCTTGAGACACGGACCACAGACAACTCAGGCGTTAGCCTTGGCAATAGCAACGTATCACAGTTCGTGGCAGACAACAACCCTGTCATGTCCCTGTCCATGCTGAAGTCTGAATATCCGCTTGTGGCTGCACTGGTATCCAGTGTTCCTGAGCTTAACAACATTTACAGCCAAGCTGTAGACGGCACATGGTCCACTGACAAGTTCATTGCAGCAGTACAGAACAGTAGCTGGTGGGCTACACACAGTGACACAGCTCGTCAGGCTTTCGCCTCCATGAAGACTGATCCCGCTACGTGGGGTCAGAACATCGATAATCTCGAAGCCACCATGAAGGCTATGGCCACACAGCTTGGTGCTACACTAACCCCACAGCAGGCACAGCAGTTCGCTGTAGAAGCTATTCAGGGCGGATACGAGCAGAATCAGGCTGTTCTCAACCAGAAGATGGCTGACTTCGTCAGGCCAGTATCCGGAAATCACTTCGGTGGAAGTGCTGGATCCTATGAGGATCAAATTCGACAGAGCATGCGCGACCTTGGGGTCTTCATGCCAGAGGATCAGCTAGATGCTCAGATTCAGCAGATCATTGCCGGTAAGCAGTCTGTGAATGGTGTTACTGGGCAGCTTCGCACACAGGCCTCTTCCATGTACCCTGCCTACTCCAATCAGATCAACAGCGGCATGAACGTCTCTGATATCGCAGCACCTTTCATCGGTCGTGCACAGCAGTTGCTCGAACAGGGACCAGGACAGATGAACATCCAGTCTCCGCTGATCAAGAATGCTCTACAGCATACACAGGATGGACAGCCTACGGCTATGCCGATGTATGATTTCGAGAAGTCTGTTCGGCAGGATCCACGGTGGCTTGCCACCAACAATGCTCAGGACTCGTTCATGTCGAACGCGCATAAGATTCTAGTGGATTTCGGGTTTGAGTACTGATGGCTACACAGAATCCTGGACAGCCAGGGCCTTCCCGTACACCGCCTATTCCGGTGACAGCACAGCCACCAGGCGGACCAGCTCCTTACCGCCCTGCGCCACCTCCAGTGGTCGCACAGCCTCTTCCACCAGACGACCCCAACAAGGATCTAGAGCGAGAACTAGAAGGCCTTCCTGGTGAAGAGAGGGACGCATATGCGGCACTCAAGACCCTGTTTGATACTTATGATCTCGGGTCTCTTGCTCCGACTATATTGCGCTACCTACAGAACGGGTTTGGGGCCGACACGATTACCATCCTTCTACAGCAGACTCCTGAATACAAGGCCCGATTTGCGGGCAATGAGCAACGCAAGATGCAGGGTCTACAGGTTCTGACACCTGCCGAGTATCTGTCCACAGAGGCTTCCTACAAGCAGCTTCTACGGCAGAACGGCATCGATCCTCACTTCGACACACAGAGCCAGTATGCCGAATGGATCGGCAAGGATGTGTCTCCCAACGAGCTACAGTCACGAGTGAACATGGCCGTGCAGGCCAGCACACAGGCTCCGCCTAGTGTGACACAGTACCTCAACAGTCTGGGAATCCATACAGGTGATATTGCCTCTTACTTCCTTAATGATCAGACGCCTACACCGCAGCTTCAGCTCAAGCTGAATCAGGCACAAATCGGCGGTGCTGCTCTACAGAACAATCTCACCGTGTCCGCTGCTGACTCTATGCGCTATGCGCAGCAGGGTGTTTCCTACCAGCAGGCACAGAGCGCCTATCAGCGCATCTCAGATATTCTTCCTACGGCTAAGAGGCTCAGCTCGATCTACAAGAGCCAGGCTCCAGTCAATCAGGGAACTCTTCAGGAAGAGTTCTTGGGCAACAGCGGAACAGCTCAGTTGGCACGTGAGCGTCTGAGCCAGCAGGAACAGGCAGCCTTCTCTGGTGAGTCTGGTGTTAACAAGCAGTCTTTCCAGCAGCAGACTAGCGCTGTTCCTGGATTCTAAATCCTTGGCGGTTGTATAGGTAAACCGCCGTTTGGGCCTTTGGTGCTAACGGAAGCACACTCGGCTTGCACCCGAGAGGTCAGGGTTCGATTCCCTGTTGGTCCACGCCACGTCGACAAGCCAGCATCGGCAGTGAGTAACACAGTCTGGACATATCCGGTATCCATCAAGCAACCCCGGCTTGATGCGGCCTACAAAAGGGAGTAGCACGAAAATGACCGAATGGGACGACAGCCAGGAAACTGACGGTTTCAAGAATATGCGCAAGCAGCTTAAGAAGCAAGGTGAACTGCTAGAACAGCAGCGCCAGCTTATTGAGAAGCTTTCAGCGGGTAGTCGTGATTCCGATCTTAACCAGGCCCTAGCCGACCGAGGTCTTGACCCTCGGGTAGCAAAGTTCTATCCGAAGGATGCACCACTGGACGCAGCGTCCATTGATGCTTGGGTGGACGAGAACAAGGACATCCTTGGTGCTCGACAAATTGTCAGCGGGAACACTCCTGACGACAGCACCCTCACTGATTCTGAACGGCGTGGATATCAGGCCATCAACGACATTGCAGCCTATGAGGCTGGTCTGTCCATGGATCTGAAGTCCCGCATGGATAAGATCGAATATGACCCTATGAACCCTGAGAAGGCACAGAACGAACTGTTCGATGTGCTCCGTGAGTTCGAGGGATACCTCAACCAATAGAAACAGGATATAAGTAATGGCTAACGCCTATACCGGCACTTCAGCCGTTGCTGCTCTTGTCCAGACTGCATATGACCGACTGGTCGAATTCCAGCTACGTGCTCAGCCTCTCTTCCGCGAGGTTGCTGACAAGCGTCCTGCTCAGCAGGACAAGCCTGGTTCGTCTATCGTCTTCAGCCTATACAACGATCTGAGCACTGCTACTAGCACTCTGACCGAGACTGTTGACCCCGACGCCGTGGCAATTGGTAATCCGTCCACTGTGACTGTCACTCTGGCTGAGTATGGCAACGCTGTTCTGCGTACTCGTCTGCTGAACCTTTTCAGCTTCTCCGACATTGACCCTGCTATCGCCAACATTGTTGCATTCAACATGGTGGATTCCATCGATGCAGTGGTTCTGAATGTCCTTGTTGGTGGAACCAACATCATCCGTGAACAGGGTGGAGCTATGTCTCTGTCCGGTGGAGCCAACGGCTCTATCACCAGCACGGATGTAATCCAGTCTCGTGACGTTCGTGCTGCGGTGACAAAGCTGCGCACCAACAAGGCTCTGCCTCGCAAGGGCACTCTGTACTGGGCTGCGATCCACCCTGAGGTCTCCTATGACCTTCGCTCTGAGTCTGGGACTATCGCAGGTTGGCGTGCACCGCATGTGTACTCTGCTCCTGGCTCTATCTGGGCTGGTGAGATTGGAAGCTATGAGGGAGCCTACTTTGTAGAGACTCCACGTGCCTTCAACGACACTACCGGCTCTGGCTCGACTCGTGTCTTCACTACCCTCTTCGCAGGGCAGCAGGCGCTTGCTGAGGCTTGCTCTGAAGAGTTCCACGTTGTTATCGGCCCTGTCGTTGACAAGCTGATGCGTGCCCGCCCAATCGGCTGGTACGGAGTAGCAGGGTGGTCTATTTATAGGCAAGCTGCTCTATATCAGGTCAGGACCACCTCTTCTATTCATACCACTTAATTCGGACATCTGGGTTTGCTGCCTGCTCCAAGTAGGCAGCAGCCTTCCGAAGACGTTCAGAATTATCCCTCATCAGACCAACAGCACGATTACACGAGTGGCACAAGATCCCCCGAACACACTTACCACACGTAACAACACCGGGGCAGCAACTATGATCGTGATCGACGGGAAGTGCGCGCTTGTCGTTGCACTCTTCGCGGGTAATCCCACAGATTACGCACTTCCCACCCTGCTTCTCTAGAAGCAGGTTGTAGTCTTCCAGTG